ATACGGGCTAAGCGGCGTCAGGAACACCCTGAAATTTTCGGTTCAAAATCCGCTGTACCTTGGAGTGCGTGAGCGGCGGTATGTTGTGCATACTGTTGACCTGCTTAGCGATCTTGCGAGGGCCAAGGCCGCGTTTGTGCAGCTTGTAGATCGTCTTCAACACCACCTGCTCTTCGGGTACCTCGACCAGCTTCTTGCGGGTCTTACTGCCCGTCTTGACCTCTTCGTGCCTAAAGCCATACGGAGCTGATCCGCCGATGGCGTAGCCGCGAGATGCCCAGTCAAGCTTACCTGCCGCGAAACGATCCTTGATCGTCGCGTGTTCGATCTCGGCAACCGCTGACAACACCATCAGCATGATCTGGTTGGCCATCGAGTTCATATCGAACTTAGCGTCCAAGCCCTTCGATCTGCCTGCGTCTGGGTAGACAATCGGCATCTCACCAAACTGCTCGCAGAAGTACAGGGTGATCCCAATGTCTTGCAGCACAGGAATCAAGCCCAACAGGTCAGAGCTGGAGCGGCTCAATCGGTCAAGCCGAGTGCAGATCACCACGTCATGACGGTCAATCACGTCAGTCATATCTCGACTGGCGGGTCGATCTAGCACCGCATGGGTGCCAGAGATACCCTCATCCGCAAAGAACTCGGTAACCTCACGGTTGTACTTCTCGCGCACAAACTCGCTGATCTGCTGCTTCTGCGTCTCCAACGAGATGCCAGACTTGACCTGCTCATCTGTGGATACGCGGACGTAGCCGTAGATGTTGTTTATTTGCTTGAGTGGGTTGCCGCTCATTTCACACCGCCTTTGTAGCCATAGTCGGCCATCTCTTCGTGCAGCCGCTGCCAGTTGATATCGAGCGGCATGTTGTCGGTGCTGCGGTCAGCAAACATCACCTGACCGTCTTTGACCAACTCCACGCCGTACACCGCCTTGGGCATCCCATCGTACACAATGTCGATGTCGTGCTTCAGGCAAGTGCGGCGCACTCGGTTGTAGAAAACCTTCTTTGCTTGGGCGCTCACGCTGCGCCCTCCTGCAAAAACTCTGCGTACAGCTTTTTGGCTTCATCCGTCGCGCCAAGCTTGCGAGCCTGCGCTGCAAGAAAGAAGCCCAACTCTTTATTCTCGAAAGCGTTTTCGGTAAAGCGAAGAACTGCTTGGTCAGCCACTTTTGCGGCTTTGCGAAACAGGCCCGGTAGCAACATAGCTTCAACAGGCTGTAGGTCGTACTGCTGCGCGAACTTGTTAAGCTCTAGGGTAAAGCGTTTAGCGGCTTGGGTCACAATTACGTTATCGGTCATCACGTTTCTCCTGTAAGTGAAATTGCATCTTAATGGCATCCGTGTCGATGTGCAACACTTTATTTCAATAAATCTTTTTGTGCAGGGGTTTGCATATCGGCACGGCATGTGGTAAGCTGTTGGAAACCAACAACGGAGAACGTGATGAAATCCGAAATCAAAAACGCGACAGTTCGCAAAGTACGCAATCGAGGCTTCAAGCCCGTTAGCTATCACCACGACACTGGTGTCCATAACGGCTGGATCTACAAGGTCGGCACCAAATGGACTCACGCTAGGTTTCCTAGCCTCGGCAACGTGCGTATCAGCCAAGCTGACATGCGCCATGTGAGGGAGCTGTAATGA